CGCCCGCGCGGGCGGGTGCTTCATGCGCTACCCGCTCACGATGGCTTACGGCGACGGTATCTAAGCCGCCAGGCAAACGGGGCGCTCGAGCAAAGCACCGCTCGAGCGCCTTCGGTGAGGGTTCGAAAAGTTCGAGCCCTGACCGTAGGACCCCAACGCCCCAACAAAAGGATCACACATGGAAAAGGTTTCGATTCTGAACAAGACGGTTTCAGTCCACATGATCGGCCCGATCGAGGTCGGCGGCGAGCAATACGTTCTCCCGCCTGGCGTGCCCGTCTCGGTGCCCCTCGAGTTCCTCGAGAAGTTCGACGGCTCGGTCGTTCTCGCTCACAAGTTCAAGAGCGGCGAACTCGAGTTTCTGAACAAGGCGCAAGAGTCGAGCGCGCTCGAGGAAGCGAAGAACCTCACCGAGATCCTCACCGCCAGCGGTGCCACGATCGAAGGCGGCTCGCCCGCTTCCGCCCCCGCGCCGTAACTGAAAGGGATCGACCGTGGCACTTTGGACGAAGACCGATGTTCGCGCGATCGCCGCTGAAATGAGCGTCGCGAACGGTGTCGCCGACGCCACGGTCGATCTCTACATTTCGATCGCCGATCTGCAAATCGACCCGAGAGTTTTCGGTGACTCGACGATTCAGGCGGGCGCATACCTCACCGCGCACCTTCTGAAAGTCGACGGCTACGGCGCGCCAGGGCAAGGCGCGGGCGGCGGTGCGGCGGGTCCCGTGACCGGGATCACCGTCGGCCGCGTCTCGGTGCAATACGCCGACGCCACAAGCAAGACCGGGAGCGGCGTAAGCGCCGACCTCGCACGCACCCGCTACGGGATCACTTACGCTCGCTTCGTGCGGCTCGCGTTGCCCTCGCCCATGGTGATCTGAGGTCTCGCCCGATGAAAGCCCGCGCGAAGATCACAGATAAGCGGGGCGGGCTCGAGGCTCTTCGAAAAGCGATCAAGCGCTTCGACGCCGACAAGCCCGTCGTGAGAGTCGGGCTTCTCGCCGACGCGAGCGCGAAACGCGACGGCGTTCTGACGAACCCTGAACTCGGAATCATTCACGAGTTCGGCGCGCCGAACGCTGGCATTCCCGCCCGCCCCTTCCTTCGTCCCGCGATCGCAAAGCACACGCCCGAATATCTGAAGTTGCTCGAGGCGGTGCTTAAGCGCGCAATGACGGGCGAAATGGATCACATGCAAGGGCTCGCGTTGATCGGCCAAAAGGCGTCGGCCGACGTGAAGAACTACGTAACGCAAGGCTCGCCGATCCCGCCGCCCAACGCGCCCGCGACCCTGGCTCGAAAGAAGAGCCTCACGCGCAAGGGCTCGACGGGCTCGGTTCGAACCCTCGTCGACACGGGGCGAATGGTAGGCTCGATCTCCTACGTCGTCGAAAAAGGAACCGGGAACAAATGAGTCTCTTCGACCTCTCAGGAATCGTGACCTCGCTCGCAACGCACGCGGTTACCGTGACGCGCTTCGCGGCCGATTCGTTCGGGTCGAACGGCAAGGCGAACGCGCGAAGCGTGGCGTCGACGTTCACCGCGAACATGAACGTTCAACCGGGCGGGCGGAAGCTCGATCGCGAAGACCTTCAAGGCTTCAACGAACGCGACGACCTCGTTACGGTCTTCGGCTACCTCGAACTTCAGAACCGCGATCGGCTCACGATTCCCGGGCTCGGTGACTTCGAAGTCGAGCGCGTCGACGTGTGGACTTCGACGGGCACTTACTGTGAAGCGACGGCGCGCAAGCTCGCCGCGCCCTTCGAGCCGAGGTCTTAAATGAGCGTCGCGAATTGGGATTCGATCGAGAACACGATTCAAGCGCAAGTCGTCGCGGCGACCGGGATTGCGGGCGCGTCGGTGCGTTGGGCGGATCAGTCCCGCGACGCACCCGTTTCGGGAGACTCGGTGCGCCTGGCGCTCTTGTCGGGCGGGCCGATCGGTAACCCCGAAGAGACGGTGATCAACAACCCGACGCCGAGCGCGGGGCAAGAGATCCTCTTGCGGTCTCACGAGCAAACCGAGTTCGACGTTCAGATCGAAGTCTTCACCATGACGCCGACGGGCAACTCGAGCGCCTACGCGCAAGCGAACAACGTCGCCCGCTATCTACAACGCGACGACGTGACCGAAAATCTCTTCGCGGCGAAGCTCGCCCTCGTCTCGGTCGACCGTGTTCAGCGGGTTCCCCGCGTGCTAGAAACTGAGGTTCAGGGGCGGGCGCTTTTCGTGGCTCGTTTCCGAACGCTTGACGGTAGCGAATACGCTACGACGTACATTTCGAGCGCCGAATGGGTCGGCTCTCTCACCTGAAAGGGTTTCTAAATGGCTTCTCTCTCTGACATTGTGACTGTCAACGTGAGCACGCTCACGACGGCGGTCAAGCAACCGGGGTTCGGCGTGCCCCTGATCGCTGATTTCCATGCGCGTTTCGCCGAGCGCGTTCGCTTCTACACGAGCCTTCAAGGCATGATCGACGACGGGTTCACCGTGAACGATGGCGCTTACCGCGCCGCCGCCGCTGTGTTCGCCCAAACCCCGCAAGTGCAACGGCTCGCGATCGGCCGCCGCGCCCTGGCTCCCGACCTGCAAATCGATCTCTTCCCGACGGCGGTCAATCTTCGAACCTACAAGGTCGATCTTCTCGGTCCCGCTGGCTTGACCGCGACCGCTTCGTTCACGTCCGACTCGACGGCGACCGTCGCCGAGATCACGGCGGGTCTGACCTCGGCGATCAATACGGCGGCCGTCGGGATCACCGCGACCGATCAGACGACTTTCGTTCGCCTGAAGGCGGCTTCGGCGGGCTCTCACTTCGCGGCCGCCGCTCAAGATCTCTCGGTCATGACCGCGCAACAAACCCACGCCGACCCCGGGATCGCGACCGACCTCGCGGCGATCGCTCTCGAGTCGTCGGATTGGTACGGGCTCACGCTCTCGACGGGCGGCAAAGCCGAGATCATCGCGGCCGCCGCATGGGCGGAATCGAACAAGAAGTTCGCGGCGTTCACCTCGCAAGACGGCGACATTCTCGCCGCTCCTACGACGGACGTTGCGGGCACGGTGAAGGCGGCGAACGACTTCCGCTCGATCGTCATGTTCTCGAACCGTGGCTCGTTCACGCACGCGGGCGCGGCTCTTCTCGGCGCGACGTTCCCGTTCGACCCTGGCTCGGTGACCTTCAAGTTCCGCAAGCTCGCGGGCGTCACGTCCGACGCGCTCACCGCGACGCAACTCACCAACGCCCGCGCGAAGAACGCCATGTTCTTCACCGACTACGGCGGGATCGCGATTACCGCCGAGGGCAAGACGGCGGCGGGCGAGTTCGCCGACGTGATCCGCGATCGCGATTGGTTCGAGTCGCGGCTTCAAGCGCGCGTGTATTCGGTGCTCGTGAACAACGCAAAGGTGCCGTTCACCGATCGAGGCATTGCCGCGATCGAGGCGGAACTTCGCGCGCAACTGACCGAAGGGATTCAGTCGGGCTTCCTGGCCGACAACCCCGCGCCGATCGTCTCGGTGCCCCTGGCTTCGGCGGTCGCGACGATCGACAAGACGGCTCGCGTGCTCAAGCCGATCTCGTTCACGGCCCGGATCGCGGGCGCGATTCACGCGACCACGATCAGCGGCACGATCACGGTGTAAGAAAGGAAACCTGAACCATGGCAACCAAAACGTACAACTCGAAGAAGGTTCTCGTTTCGTTCGCGGGAAAGATCCTCACTGGCACGATGGACGGATCTTTCGTCACGGCGAGCCGAAACAACGACTCGTTCACGCTCGCGATCGGTTCCGATGGCGAGGCGGCCCGCGCCGCCAATTCCGATCAGTCGGGAACGGTGACCGTGACGCTCATGCAAACGAGCCCGTCGAACGACGACCTCGCGAACCTCATGGCGCAAGACGAACTGACCAACGTCGGCACGGGTGCGCTCTTCGTCAAAGACGCGAGCGGTCGAACGCTCGTGTCGGCGGTCGAAGCGTGGATTCGCAAGCCCGCTGATTCCGAGTTCGCCAAAGAGATCGGCGGCCGTGAATGGACGTTCGAGACCGGGCGTCTCGACATTTTCAACGGCGGCAACTGACGTCAAGCCGATGATCGGCTAGAACCGAGGGCGAGATCGCAAGGTCTCGCCCTCGTTTCATTTCCACAGGAGCAACGCACACATGATCGTTTCGAAAGAAATCACGCTCGACACCTCGAAGGGCTCGGGTGTCTTCACGGTTCCACAACTCGACGGCGTTCGCGCCATGAAGCTCTTCGTTCGTCTCGCGAACAAGGTCGGCCCTGCCCTCTCGAATCGCCAGGCGGGCAACGGCGCGGCGATGATCGCGGGGCTTCTCGAGAAGGTCGATCCCGAGGAATACGAGCGCATTCAGAACGAGGTGCTCTCTCGCGTGTCGGTGCGGTTCCCCGATGCGAACGAGGTCGACGCGAACGCCGCGCGGAACCTCGGCGAGATCTTCACGGGGCACCCGTTCGAACTCGGGCGGCTCGTTCTCTTCGCGCTCGAGTGCAACTTCGGGTCTTTCTTCGAACGCCTTCGAACCGCCGTGTCGGGGGCGCTCAACTCGAAGACGGCGGCGTAACGCTGGATCAAGTCAACTCGGCTCTTTGTTGGCCGATCCAACGACTGATCCTCGAAGGCGTCGCGACTCGGCGAGACCTTGAATCGTGGTATTGTTTCGACGACGTGATCGAAGAGAACGAAGCTCTCGACGCCTGGCACGAAGCGCAACGGCGGGAGCAAGAGCGCAAAAAGAAGTGAGGGTTTGACCATGGTCGTTCAGGAACTTGTCGCGACCCTCGGCGCAAAGATCGAGCAAGGCGAATTCGCCGACGCGTTCGCCTTGCTCGATCACCTCTCGGGCGCGTTCGAAAAGGTCTTCAGCGCGATCGCCGACGGCGTGACCGAAGCGTTCAAGACGGTTCACCATGTCGCCGAAATGGGCGACGAGGTGAGCGCGACCGCCGAGAAGCTCGGGATCGCGGTCGATGTTCTTCAGGAACTCGGCTACGCGGCCCTACTCTCGGACACGAGCGCCGAGACGCTCACGAGTTCACTGAAGTTCCTTTCGAAAGCGGCGGCCGAAGCCGCCAGCGGATCGAAAGACGCAAAGGAAGCGTTCGCGGGAATCAAGATTTCCGACGCGAAAGGCATGCTCTCGATTCAGGACATTCTCGAGAACACGGCCGACAAGTTCGCGAGCATGCCGCCAGGCGTCGAGAAGACCGCACTCGCGTTGAAGCTCTTCGGCCGCGCGGGAATCGATCTCGTTCCGTTGCTGAACAAGGGCGCGGCGGGAATCGGCGCGCTTCGCGAGGAAGCCCAACGGCTCGGCGTCGTTCTCGACACGTCGACGATCGCAGCGGCCGAAGCCTACGACGATCAGTTGAAGCGGCTCGAGTCGACCGTCGGCGGTCTTCAGAATCAGTTCGCTAAGAATAACATTTCGAAAGTCACGGAGCTTTTCAGCAAACTGCAAAAGCTCATGACCGGGAAGGGCGTTCAGCGCGCCGTCGACGCGCTCGCTCGAGGCTTCGGCCGACTCGTCGACACGCTCGGCGTTCTCGTCGACGGGCTCGATCTCTTGCTCTCGAACGAGACGATCGTCGAGACGGCGTTGTTCGCGCTCACCGCGATCACGTTCGGTCTCGCGGCCGCCGCTGCAACGGCGGGATCGGCGTTCGTCGTCGCGGCGCTCGAGGCGGCCGCCGCCTGGATCGGTGCGGCGCTTCCGTTCATCGCGCTCGGTGCCCTGATCGCCCTGATCGTCGACGACATTTACACGTTCATCGAAGGCGGCGATTCGATGCTCGGTCGGATCATCGGGTGGTTCAATTCGATCGACCCCGAAGACAACGAATTCGTGAAGCTCCTGAAGTCGGCGGGCGCGTTGCTCTTCGACCTCACCGATCCCGAGAAATGGAAGAAACTCGGTCAGGCGATCTTCGATTGGGTCATGAGCCCGGTCAAGGCGTTGGTCAGTAGCCTGAAATGGATCCTCGAGAAGTTGGGCGTCGACACGAAGGGCTTCAACTTCGAGGTGAACACGAACCTCGGACAAGTCGCGCCCGGGCTCGCCGACCCGCTCTCGCTCGGCGGCAAGCCGATCGGCGACGCGATCGCCGAGAAGTTTCCCGGGCTCGCCGACCCGTTCGGTCTGAACGGCCAGTCGGTTAGCGACATGCTCGTTTCGAAATTCCCCGGGATTGCTCCCGCCGTGTCGGCCGCGAACAAGGTCTCGGAATGGGATCAGAAAGGCGGCGACTTCATTTCTTCGATGATCGCCCCGGGCGCGGTCTCGCCTTCGGCGTCGGCGGCCGTGTCTTCGTCCGTCGACTCGTCGAAGCGTTCGACGGTCGTTCAATCGTCGATCTCGATCTCGGTCCCGCCTGGTACTGACGCGGCGGGCGTTGCCGAAGCGGCGCGCCTGGCGGTGCGTGAAGAACTCGGCGGGCACCTTCAAGACGCTCACGCGGCGAACGGCGGGAACTGACCATGGCAACGACGCTCACCTATGAAGAGGGAAGTTCAGTCGACACGATCGCTTTCGACGCTACGACGTCCGAGACGCACACGTTCGACGCCGAGGTGACCGAGAACGCCGTCGAGTCGGGCTCGGCGACGAACGACAACGTTCGCGCGAAGCCTTCGAGTTTGCGCCTCGAAGTCATGGTGACCGATTACCCGCTCGCGACGAAGGGCAACGGGATCGGCGGCGCGCCCGAGAAAGGTCGGGCCGCTCGCATTTTCGAAAAGCTCGTGACGCTTCGCGCGCAAGGTACGCGTTTCTTCGTCGAGACCGGGGCTCGCGTATACGAGAACATGGTTTTGAAAAGTGTCACGGTGCCTCGAGATAAGCCGCTCACGGGCGCGCTTCGAATCTCGCTCATGTTCGCCGAGGTGAAGATCGTCAAGAGCGAGAGCGTTCCCGTGAGGCTCTCGACGGTGAACACGAAAGCGAAGCCGAAGGTCGACGGCGGCAAGCAACCGACGACGGGCACCGACGACGCCACGAAGCGCAAGTCATGGGCGGCGAGCGGTTTCGACAAGGCGAGCGACGGTCTCAAAGTCTTCGGAAAGGCTCTCGGTTTCTAAATGATCACGATCCCGACTCGCACCGATCCACGCTACGTGATCGAAGTTGAACTCGACGGCGCGAACTACTTCCTCGGCTTCGAATGGAACGACCGTTTCTCTTCGTGGTTTCTCGACGTGTTCGATCAGAACAAGGTCGCGATCCTTTCGGGGCTTCGCGTTGTGGTCGGGTTCCCGTTGTGGAACCGCTACAGGAACGCGGCGCTCCCGCCTGGCGACCTCTCGGCAATCGACACCTCGGGCGCGGGGCTCGATCCGCAACTCGAGGATCTCGGCGATCGTGTGGTGCTCGTGTACCAATCGATCAGCGAGCTTCCTGATTCTCTGAAGGTGCTCGTGTGACTTCCGCGCCCGACACGTTGTTCGGCCGCCGCTACACGTTGAACGTCGGCGGTGTGCAGATCACGAAACTTCGCGTCGCGTTCAAGGTCAAAAAGACTCTGACGAAAGAGCCGAACACGGCCGAAATTCGCGTGTTCAATCTCGCCGAGTCGACCCGTCGGAAGTTGCAGGGTAAGGGCGTGTCGACGGTGCTCTCGGCGGGATACGAGGGCAACGAGGCGGTGATCTTCTCGGGCGACTCGAGGTTCATCGATCACACGCGAGAGGGGCCGAATTGGATCACGAAGATCCGATGCGGCGACGGCGAGCGGGCCTACCAATTCCAACGCTTCAACGCTTCGTTCGGCCCTGGCACCTCGATCGCCGACGTCATTCAAGCGAGCGCCAACGCCCTCGGCTTGAACACGGGGAACCTGAACGACGCTCTCGCGCTCCCGTTCAAGGGCGGCCGAACGGTCTTTCGAAATGGGTTCAGCGCAAACGGCGATGCGGTCGACGTGCTCGAGAAGTTGCTTCGCGGCGCGGGCTTCTCGCTCTCGGTGCAAAACGGCGCGTTGCAGGTTCTTCAGGGCGGCGCGGCCGTTCCGACGTCGGCGGTTCTTCTCTCGCCCGATACGGGTCTCGTCGGTTCGCCTGAAATGGGCTCGCCCGAAAAGAAGGGCGCGACCCCGCGCGTGAAAGCAAAGGCGCTACTTCAGGCGCGGATTCGTTGCGGCGGTGTCGTCGAGCTTCGATCGGAAAACTTCAAGGGTCAGTTTCGCGTCGAGACCGTCGAGCACACGGGCGACACCGACGGCGCGGAATGGTACACTGAAACTGAACTCAAGCCGATCTAACTCCCATGTCGAACCGTGCGCCGACACTCGCCGAAGTTCTTCGTCTCGCGCTCGAGAGATCGTCTCGCGCGTTGCGCGTCGGCTTGCCCGGGCGAGTCGAGCGCTTCGACGCGGCGAATCAACTCGCCGACGTCACGCCACTACTTCAAGAGAGCGCCACCGACGAGAGCGGGAATGAGCAACTCGAGAGCTTGCCCGTTCTGACGAACGTTCCCGTTCAGTTCGCGGGCGGGGGCGGCTTCGCGGAAACGTTCCCGGTTGCCGCTGGCGATCCTTGCTGGATCACCTTTTCCGATCGCTCTCTCGACGAATGGCTCGATCGCGGGGGCGTCGTCGATCCCGTCGACGCTCGCCGACATGACCTCGGCGATCCGGTCGCGATCCTCGGCGTGCGCGCGAAGCCTGGCAAGCTCACCGAGTTCGACACGGCTCGAGCGGTGTTCGGAAACAAGGGGCCGCGAATCGCGGTCGACGGCTCGATCGTTCACCTCGGCGTCGCGCACAACGCGAACGCGGGTCAGGCGGTCTTGCGCGGCGACGCGTATCGCTCGGGTGAAGACACGATGATCGACGCGATCGACACCGCGATCGCTTCGGCCGCCGCGTCGTTGATCGCCGCGACCGCCGCGCTCACGTCGGCCGCCGCCGCGAACGCCGTTCCGATCGTCGGCGGGATTCCCGCCGCGCCGTTGTTCGTGACCGCTGCAACCGCGCTCACGTCGGCGGCGACCGCGCTTCAAGCGGTCAAGCCCGCCGTGACCGCCTTCAAGGCGCAAGCCTCGAGCTATATCTCGAACGAGGTGAAGGTTCCATGAAGCTCACGGTCGACGATTGGGAGAAAGCTCGAGCCGAGGTCGCGGCGCTTCGTGTGCGCCAGGCTAACGACGAAGGGATCGTCGGCGCGGAAGTTCTCGATCGTGCACTCCCGCTCGGTGTGAGCTACCCGAACGAAGGCGACCCCGCCGTTCGTCGCCTGGCTTACGCACTCTTCGGTGCGCTCGCCGAGTCAACCCCTTGGGTCGACGCCGCGCTCGAGAACTCGTTCACGTCTTTCGGTGCGCCGCTCTCGATCTACGCGCCGCCCGCCTACCGCCTGAACCCTTTCGGAATCGTCGAGCTTCGCGGCGCGGTCGCTCGTGTCAGTGCGGCGCTCTCGACGTCGATCTTCACGCTCCCGACCGCGCTTCGGCCGCCCTACGCGCGCAAGTTCGTCACGGTCGGCAACGGCGGGATTGCGCTCGTTCAAGTCGCAACGAACGGTCAGGTCTTCGTGATCGCGGCGGCCGACGCCAGTTGGTACACGAATCTTTTTCTTGACGGGATCAGTTTTGATCTTCGAGGGTAACCCATGCCGAACGTAATTCCCGCGCCCATTCCTCCCGCGACTGCAACGACCCCGGGCATTGTTTCGACTACGACGCAAGCGCTCGGCGCGGGGCAAAAGCAATTCGCCCAACCCGGGATCAACATTCCGTCGATCGTGCTTCCTGGCGGCGCGGGCGGTTTCGGCTACGGCGGCGGGCTCGAGATTGGCGGGCCGTTCAACGCGTTGCAGTGCGACGGGCTCGGGTTCTACCTGCAAAGCTACGGAACCGTTAACCCCGCCGAAGTCCGATCATTTCAAACCTTTGCGATCGTCTCGGGCCGAATGGAAGGAACGATCGCGTCGGGCGAAATTGCAGTGAAGATCGGCACGCGGCGACCCGACGCGAACGTGAACGCTACCGCAAAGTTGCTCTCGCTTCGCTCGGGTATCGGTGGAACGGAAATCGAACGAGTGTTTTTCACGAACGCGGGTAATCTGACAATGGGCTCGGGTGTGATCGGGCCTTCGACTTATTTCGGAACAACGCAGGGTTGGGTTGTGACAAACGACTCGATCGCGGTCATTCAAAACGGGACGATCTTTTCGGGGTTGACTTACGGAATTCGAGTCGGGTCGACCAACGGCATTCAGATCGATTCGGGTCTCGGCGCGGGATCAACCGACGTCGCCGTAAAAATCGGCTCGGCGGTCGCCGACGGTTCGATTCACGCAAGCGCGAAGCTCTTCAGCGTTCGAACGGGTATCGGTGGAACGGAAGTCGAACGCCTTGCTCTTCGAACTGGCGGGTTGACCCCGGGTTTTGTGCTCGAAGCGCCTGGCACTTCCGCGTCGCTTCAAATGAACAATAGTGCGGGAACCGTGCTCGTGTGGAACTCCCACGGGCTCTACGTCTCGAGCGGTGTCGCTGAGGTCGTAGGCTTCTCGGTGCCCTCGCAACTTCGAGGCTCGAGTTCAATCGCTCGACTCGTCTCGAACCTCGGTTCGGTCACGGGTGACGTTGTGACCGGGGCGGGCTCGACGACGGCCGACGGCTCGGTTCACGCGAACGCGCACCTTTTCAGTGTGCGAACCGGGATCGGTGGAACCGAAGTCGAAAAGTTTTGGATCAACAAACTCGGTCCCGCAATGTCGCTCAACAGTCAGTTCGCCATGAACGGCGACGGCGGCGGGATCTTCCTGACCTACCGTTCAGGCGATGGCATGGCGGGGTTTTCGAACGGTGCGGCCGCCTACCTCGGTATCTTCCCGGGAACGGGCGCGTCGGCGTGCTCGGGCGGCTTCACCGCGAACGGCGGCTTCGTCGCGGCGGCGGGAACGACCCTTGCGGTCGGAACGACGATCACTGACCTGTCAGGCACGCCAGGTGCGGCAACGATCAACGCTGGCAAGGGTCGCGCTGCTCTCGCGAACGCCGCAACGTCCGTCGTGATCACGAACTCTCTCGTCGACGCGAACTCGGTCGTCTTGATCGAATGGGAAGACGACCCCGGTCAACGACACCGCGTCACGGTCGCGGCGGGCTCGTTCACTGTCACGCTCTCGGCGGCGGCCGCCGCGAACGTCAAGTTCAGGTTCTTCGTGGTAAAGTGAGCGCGCCATGCACCTTTTGACGCTATACACCGCCGCTGATCCAACCGTGCCCGCGACGGCCGCCGCGCCTACGATCATCGTGTACCGCGATCGTTTCGGCGGCGATCGTCTCGCGATCGCGCCGATCATTCGGAACCTCGGCGGCGGGTGCTACGGTTTCGATCCCTCGGCGGGCGACGAAGCGATCGGGTGCGGTTACCTGATCGACGCGGGCGCGGCGAACGCGCCTCGCTACTCGTTCGGCACGGTCGGAAACGTCGCGGTGTTCTTCGGGCTCTTCAACGGAAACACGGGCGCGCCGCTCACCTCGGCGACGCCAGCGATCGCCACGTACAAAAAGCCCAACGGAACCAACGCCACGCCGATCCCGACGATCACGCACTTCGGCGGCGGCGTGTACGGGTTCACGCCGAGCGACTCGGATCGCGTGCTCGGCGTGGCTTACGAAGGCTCGAGCGGAAGCCCCTCGGCGTTCCCGGGGCGCTTCGGCGGCGTCGTGAGTGAGGGCGTGATCACCTCGTCGCTTCCTGCGATCTCTTCAACGGTCACCGCTGGCACGATCTCGACGACGGCCGCGCCCCGCGTGCGCGATCTCGCGTTCGATTTCAAGACCGGGAAGTTCATTCTCGCGGGCGGCGATCTCTCGTTGGTCGCCGACCTCGAAGCGATTCGCCAGGCGGTTCAGGTCATGTGTCAGACCTTCGTCGACGAATACTTTCTCGATCTCGACGCGGGTATTCCCTACTTTCAAAACGTGCTCGTGAAGTCGCCGAACATCGCGGCGATTCGCCAGATCTTCAAGACGCGGATCGAAGCGGTGCCCGGGGTCGTCGCGACGACGAAGCTCGATCTTACTTTCGATCGTGTGACTCGAAGCCTGAAGATCGAGTTCGCGGCAAACACTGACCTCGGCGAGATCGCCGGAACAATCACACCGCCTACGGTGTAAAGGATTCGAAAATGCCCGGTCCCTACGGCGTCACTTCTACGGGTTTCGTTGCGAAGCCTCTCGCGGATATCAAGACCGATCTCGAGGCTCGGTTTCGTACCACGTTCGGCAACGGGATCGACCTCTCGCCGAACTCGGTGTTCGCCGAACTGATCGGCATTTTCGCCGACCGTCTCGCCGATGCGTGGCAACTCGGGCAAGCGCTCTACGCCAACGCGTACACCGACGGGGCGCAAGGTGCCGCGCTCGATCAGTTGTGTGCGTTGACGGGCGTCGCACGCAAGCCCGCGACCTCGAGCCGCGTCTCGGTGACCCTTACGGGAACGCCTGGCACGGTGATTCCCGCTGGCCGAAAGCTCTCGGTGACCGGGGTCGGCTCGAAGTTCTCGAACGTGTCGGGCGGAACGATCGGTGGCGGCGGGACTCTCGTTCTCGAGTTCACCGCCGTTTCGACCGGGCCGATCGTCGCTCCCGCTGGCACGTTGACCACGATCGAAACGCCCGTGAGCGGGTGGGCTTCGGCGACGAACCCGCTCGATCAAAGCTACCTCGGGACCGACCTCGAGAGCGACTCGGCGCTTCGCTTGCGCCGCGAACTTTCGCTTCGCGCTCTCGGCGGCGCGGCTTCGGCGGCGATTCAAGCGGCGCTCTTCGAGGTGCCGAACGTGACCGATGCGCTCGTGTTCGCCAACGAGACCGACGCGACCGACGCGAACGGGCTCCCGCCGCACTCGTTCGAGTGCGTTGTGAACGGCGGTCTCGACGCCGACATTGCGGCGAAGATCCTCGCGACGAAGCCCGTTGGGATCGCCACGTATGGCACGACTTCGATTTCGGCGAACGATTCGGGCGGGCAACCGCACACGATCAAATTCTCGCGGCCGACCGTGCTCAATATCTACGTGACGATCGACGCGATTGCCCGCGCGTCGGTTGCGCCGTCGAACCTGGCGGCGCTGATCTCGGCGGCCGTCGCGGCGTTCGGCGACCTGAACTACAACGTCGGCGACCCTGTGATCGCGGCCGCCATGCTCCCGACGGTGTTCAACGCGAGCGCGGGCGTTCTCGACGTCCCGAGCGTCAAGATCGGAACGACGGCGAGCCCGACTCTCTCGACGACCATTCGCCCGACGAGTCGCCAGATCGCCGACCTCGACACCTCCCGGATCGTGGTCAATCTGACCCTGACCTGATAGGGTTCCACACATGGCGCTCGAAGCAATCACTGATCACGCGGCCCGCGCGTTGTCTCGAGTTCGGTTGCAATTCCGAAACTCGTCGGACGTGATCGGCGTGGTCGGTGCCCTGGCGCTCGAGGTGCAAGCGCTCGAGGATTCGTTGATCACGATGAACTCGATCTTCCGCGACCCGTTGACGGCTACGGGTGCCGCGCTCGACGAGATCGCGAAGATCGTCGACGCGCCCGAGCGCGGCCCGCGCACCGACGCCGAGTTTCGCACGGTGATCGCCGCTTCGATCTTGCGGAACAACTCGTTCGGCCGACTCGAAGATTTGCTCTCGATCGCGAACGTCTTTCTCGTCGAGCCGAACTATTGGTCGGCGACGATTGCGACCGACGCAAACGATCCCGTCGTGAGCGCATCGGGAGCGGTCGGCGGCGACGAAGTGATCTTGATCGAGAGCGAGAGCGGCGCGGGAAGTTATGGGTCGGGTATCGGCGGCCCGCTTACGCTGGCGAAAGCGCTCGAAGTCGAAGGCTTCCTGAAAGCACTCGCGCCCGCTGGCGTGCGCGTGATTTTGCTCGTGCAACTTGCCGCAACCCCGTTTGCCTTCGACGGCGCGGGCGCGGCTCTCGACGTTGGAACTTTCTACACCGCGATCGATCGCGTGTGAGGTGATCACATGGCACAACCGAGTCAAGATCCGAACTGGAACACGGGCGGCGCGAACCGCGTCGACCCCTCGAGCGGTCAGAAGATCTCGGGTTGGACTGTCAACCAAACCCCGCCCTCGAGTTATTTCAATTGGTGGATGAACCTCGTATATCAATGGTGCCTCTACCTGAAGAACCTCACGAGCGAGGCTCTCACTTGGACGGGCGCGGCGATCTTCAATGCGGCCGTGTCGACGACGGCAGGGCTCACCGCGACGCGCACCGCCGCGAACACGACGGCGATCACCGCGACGGGCAACGGCACGGGTCACGGGCTCACCGCGAACACCTCGAGCAACGTCGCGAGTCGCGGCGTAAACGCGGTGTCGACGACGATCGGCGGTATCGCGATCGAAGGCGCGGCGGTCACTGGCGCGGTGCCTGGCGGGAACGTCGGGCTCTATGGACGCGGGAACACCTCGGGCGTCACGGGTTGGGGCAACGGCAACGGAACGGGCGTCGCGGGTTTCTCAGGCCCGACCGCGCCTTCGTCGATCGGAATGGGCGGCTTCGGCGCGGGTGTCGCGGCGTATGCGTCGGGTGCGGCCGCCATCGCGTTGCGTGCCGACCGTGACGTTTCGACCGGGGCGAGTCCGCAAGATACCGCCTGGCTCATGGGAGCCGCTCCCGGGGCACTGAACACGCACGTCGGCGGGCGGGCGGCGTGGATCAAGGGCGGCGGCAACGACGATCAGTTCAATGACCTCGAAGGCGCGGGCGGCGACGGTGCCCTGATCGAAGGCGGCAACGCCTACGGCTCGAGCTTGAACCCCGCCGCCGTGATCAATGCGGGTCACGGTGCGACGATCAAGGGCGGCGACGTTGACTCGGGTTACACGACGGGCACGCCTGGCGACGCGCTTCACCTGATCGCAGGAATCGACGTCGGCGCGGGCGCGATCTTCGGAAAGGCTCTCGTCGCAACGGGCGAAGTCGTCGTGAACGGCCAGCACACGCAAAACGGCCCGGTCAAGTTCACTTCGCCGAACGTCGCGGCGAACGTCGCGCAAACGAATCAGATCACGCCCGGTCTCGTCGTGAAGGCATGGGCTCGGGTTTCGATCTCGACCGGCACTTACACGGTCGTTGCAGGTCAGAACGTCACGAGCGTTTCGGCGGGTGCGAGCCCGACGACGGGTCAACTGAAAGTGAACCTCGCGAGCCCGGTCGCGCGTGCGACTCGAGCGATCATCGCGTTCACCGACATTCCGAGCCGCGAAGTTCACCCCTACGACGTCGGCGCGACGCTCGGCGCGAACGATTCGACGGTCACGTTCGAGGCGTTGAACATCGCGAGCGACGGCACGCAAACGACCCTGAATCTCACGACGAACTCGATCAACTTCTACGTCATGATCATGGGGCTCCAATAATGGGAGCGCTGATCCTCGGTCAGATTGACCCGACCCCGGTCGCCGACGGGCTCGCGAAGAACCCGCTCGCCTGGGGTCTCGCGCTCTCGTTGCTGGCGATCGGCTACTTGTTCCGCACCATGAACGACGAACGCAAGGCACACGCGACGGCGCTCGAGGCGGCTCAAAAGACCCTCGTCGAGACGATCAAAGCCGACGCGAAAGAGCAACGCGAGATCCTCTCTCAGATCGTGCCGCTCTCGAGCAAGCTCACCGAAGGGCTCGAGATCCTCGAGCGAGTCACCGACTCACTGACGCGGGAGTGATCGCCATGTTCCGAAAGCCGAAGCCGAACACCGTGAAGCTCGACGAGGCACACGCCGAGCGTGAGCAAGTGAAGCGTGCGTTCGAGGCAATGAAGACGGAACTCGAGCAAGCCTCGAGCCGCGTCGACGTCGTTCTCGAGCGCCTTCGAAAGAAGAGCAACGTCGAACCTCGTCTTCGTCTCGTGAGGGTCAAGTGATGAATCTCGAACTGAAACGCAAATGGTTCACGCCCGAGACGACGATCGGTGAACTCTTCGTCGACGGGGTTTTCGAATGCTTCATTCTCGAAGACCGTGAACGCGAGGGGCAACCGAAGGTCTTCGGCCAGACCGCGATCCCGCGCGGGGTCTACGAGGTGAAGATCACACACTCGCCCCGATTCAATCGCGATCTGCCCTTGCTCTTGAAGGTGCCAGGGTACGAAGGCGTTCGAATTCACCCGGGAAACAAGGCGGCCGACACCGAGGGTTGCTTGCTCCCGGGCACGCGTCGCGCTCCTGATCAGGTTCTCGAGAGCCGCGCCGCGTTCGACAAGCTCTTCGAGAAGCTCAAGAGCGCCAGCGGGAAGATCACTCTGACGGTCTCGGTCGTATGACGCGGCCCGTTCCCGTGTGGGCGCGGGTGCTCGCGATCGCGGCGCTCGGTGTCGCGGCGTTCTCGGCGGGTCGTTTCACCGCGCCGCTCGAGGTCGAAGAGCGCGTGAAGTCTGAAACGGTCTACAGAGATCGGGTCGTCGAGAAGCGCGTCGAAGTCATGGCGAAAGCCGAGACGAAGATCGTTTTTCGCGATCGCATCGTGAAGCCCGACGGGACGAAGATCGAGCGTGAGATCGAAAAGACAAGCGCCGAGACGGTCGCCGAGAACGTCGCCGAACGCCAGGAAGCGCGCGAAGTCGTGAAGACCGTCGAAGTCGTGAAGACTGTCACGCTTCGGCCCGATTGGCGCGTGAGCTTGACCGTCGGCGCGACGTTGCGCGACCCGTTGCTTCCGATCGCGGGTCCGCTCGTGATCGGTGCTCAAGTCGATCGGCGCATTGTGGGCGGGCTCTCGCTCGGTGCGTGGATCTCGACGCAAGGTTCAGCGGGCGGCGCTTTGTCGCTCGAGTTCTGAAAGGGATCGCCATGACCGAGAAAGCCTCGAAGTATTGCCCGACGTGTGCCCGCGAGAAGCCGATCGACGAGTTCACCTCGAACCGTGCACGGCCCGACGGGCGCGAGAACTATTGCAAGACGTGTCGCGGTGAGCGCCGCCGCGTCGGTGCGCCCGAGCCTTCGAAAGACCCGCTCGCCGACGCCGAGCGCCGCGACGCCGAGCGCCGCCAGCGCTTCGACCTGAAGAGCGAACACGCGGCGCTTCTCGAGAAGAACGCCAGGCTCGAGGCTCAACTTCGGTTGACGTCGCGCATGAACGAGAGCCCCCGCGAAGTCGAGATTCAGCGGGCGGTGAACACGCGGGGCGAGGCGGTCGCGTGCATGATCGCGTCCGATTGGCACCTCGAAGAGCCCGTCGAAGCCTCGAAGGTTCACGGGATCAACGAGTACAACTTGAAGATCGCCGAGCGCCGAGCGGCCGCGTTCTTCGCCAACGGGTTGCGCCTGACCGAGATCATGGCGCGAGAGGTGAAGATCGAGACGGTCTTTCTCGGGCTTCTCGGTGACTTCATTTCGGGACACATTCACGACGAGTTGCGCGAGACGAACGAACTCGCCCCGGGTGAAGCGGCGCACTTCGCGCTGAACACGATCGGGAGCGGGATCGAATTCTTGCTTCGCGAGTCGAAGTTCAAGCTCGAGATCGACGCGATCCCGGGTAACCACGGGCGAATGACGTTGAAGCCGCGAATTCAGAACGCGACCGAAACGAGCCTCGAAACGTTCATGTACCATTCGCTTGCCTACCGCTTCAAAGGCAACCCGCGCGTGAACTTCCGAGTCGCGAACTCGAAGATCGTTTATCGCCGCTTTTTCGATCGCTTCAACATGCGGTTGCTTCACGGCGACGACGTGAAGTTCGGCGGCGGTGTCGGTGGCGTGACGATCCCGATCCGAAAGAAACTCGCGGCGTGGGATAAGGCGATTCGTGCGGACCTGACCGTCATGGGGCACTTTCACCAATTGCTCGACGGCGGCGACTTCATCGTGAACGGTTCGCTGATCGGTTACAACGAGTTCGCACAAGCGATCGGCGCTTCACCCGAGGAAGCGCGCCAGGCGTTCTTTTTGATCCACGATCGCAACGGCGGCGAGAAGTCGATCACCGCGCCGATCTGGCTCGATCGCGAGCACGGTCGGAAGTGAGCACCAAAGCGAACGCCCCGGGCCTTTGCAGGCTCGAGGCGTTCGGCGCAACGCGCGGGGCGGGAGGGGGGAAACCCCGTGCGAGCGGCTTGTTCAGGCGAGCGAGTAGACGTTCGGCCGACGGCCGATCTTCCCGTTCGCGGCACGAAGCGAGAGCTTCACGCCCTTGACTTTTGCGACCTGGCGCTTCACCGCGATCGTCGAGCGCTTGAAGATCTTCGCGAGTTCGGCGGCCGTGTGCGGCTTCTTCTTCAGGAGCGCCGAGAGCTTCTCGATCGTCACGACGGACTCGACGCCGAAGCGGCGCTCGGTCTTGACCGCCTTCGGCTTTGCGGCCGCCTTCGGCTTCGAGGTCTTCTTGACCGTCTTCGGCTTCACGACGGCGATCTTCGTCTTCGACTTCTCGGGCTTACCGCCGCCGACCGTGCCGCTCTTCAGCGCGTTCGCGAGTTCGGTCGAAGTCATGCTCTCGGGGCTCTTCTTTTCGGAATCCATGTGTGGGCCTTTCAGTTGTTCGGCGTAACCGCGCCGTCGGGTTGCGAAACCGTAGTCTCGGGTTTCGATTCCGTCAAGTCTCTTTCGGGCTCTCGCGGATCGAGTTCGACCGGGATCATGCTCTCGGGGCCGACGTAGCTCTCGAGCGCCTTGAAATCGAAACGGCCCGGGAACGCGTGAAGCCAAACCGTTTCGAATCCGAGGAAGCGAAACGCGGCGCGAAGAACGGCGAACGGGAGCAAGCTCACATTCGGCCCGTGAACCGAGCACACGGGAACGACACCGCCCGCCAGCGTATAGCGAAGCTCGAGCCCCTCGTGACCTCGCTCGTTCGGCGGGAGCGCCGCGAAGTGCGCGCCCGGGTAGACTTTCGCGAGCGTGCGGCGACACTTCGACTTCGACGGAAAGAGAGTCATTCGATCCACCCGAACCCTTCGAGCACTTCGAGAACACGAACGCGAAGCGGCTCATAGCCTTGCGTCTTGTCGTTGACGATCCACGCGTGGAACTTGCCAGGGTTGATCCCGAGCAACCCGCGCTCGCTCGGGTGCCCGTGAATCGCCCCGGTCGCTTCGGGCGCAGTGTGGTCGACCACACGAACGATCTTCGCGCCCGCCGTCGTGAAGGCGTCGACCTCGTTCGGAAAGCGCCCGTCGGTGATCACCGCGATCTCTTCTCGAGCGGCGCGGCGCAAAGCGATCCGAGCCCACACGTCGGGTCCGAACACGCGGCGGCCGTAGTCGGTCCCGAGGGTCTGAAGAACATGGCGCGGCGAGAAGAGCTTCACCCGCGCCGACGCGTCGACCCCGCGCCCTGGCTCGAACGGGTAGGGTGTGAGTGCCTCGAACCATTCGAGCACCGCGTGACCCGTGCCGCGCGGTGAGGTGCCGCACGCTTCGACCCATTCGCGAACGAATTCGCGGCCGACATTCCAAAGGCGTTCGCGGCACGAATCCCAATAGCGGAGATCCGCGCCGCGAACGTCGATCTCGTTCCGCGCTTCCGACGGACCCCACAACTGAAGATCCGAGAAGAGGAACACCGCTTTCGCGAACTCTTTCAGCGGGTCGGCGAGAGCGAGTCGACGAACGCGCCCGGGAAGGGCGTTTTCGATCATTGACGCGATCGTGTCTTTCCCCGATCCCGCCTGACCACACAGAAGAATCGCGCGCATGTGATCAGTTCTCGCGACGGGGGAAACCGAACATGCCCGACGCGGGCTCGCCGTTCACCATGTCTTGCGCGACGGCTCCGACCCATGCCAACGGGGCGAGGATCAGGGGAATGCGCTTCGCTTCGGGCTCCCAATGAACGACGCTCGGGAGGTCGACGCGGCCGTTCAGGAACACGCCGAGATCGGCGGTCTGATCGGGGTTGACGTTGATCACGATGGCGGGAACGACCGCGCCGACACGTTCCTTCGTAATCGTTTCGCGCTCGGTGAGCTTGTAACGAACGATTCGACCAACGGCGAGAGCTTCACTCATGGGGCACCTTGTAGGTTTTCGACAACGGGCCGCGAGAACCGTCGCGGCGGCGGTCGGTCTGCACATGCAAACCGAGTTCAGTCGTGAGCCTGGCGATCCACGCGAGCGCCGTCGGCTTCGAGACGTTGAACCGCTCGCACACGTCGCGAACGGTGAGGGGCTCGGCGCGCAAGGCGGCGGCGAGCTTTTCGAGGTCAGGATTCACGCGAGAGCCTTTCTTCAGGGCTCATGTCATAGGTCAGGGTCGCGCCCGGGTACACACGGCGCGGCTCGAGGCGGCCGACGAACTTCAGGCCGATTCCGATCGCGTCAATGACGTTGTGACGCAACGACGCGGGGCACTTCTCGATCCGCTGGCGCTCGGCGGGAATCAACTTCGCTTCGATTCGAACCGTCATTTGATCGGCGTCGATCGTGCCTTTCCATTCGCGCGGGAAGTAGCGAACGCGATTCGTCGCCGAGACGATCGCGGTCGACGCGGCGTAACCGATTCCCGCGAGAGCGATCAGATCGTTCTGATCGCCCTTTTGTTGAGCCGCGCCGTACACGCGAGGGATCTCGACGATCACGGTTTCGATTCGGCGGGCGTCGACCTCGAGCCAGCGAACGAGCGCTTCGCACGCGGCGAACGCGACCTCGGGACCGTTCCCGACCTTGATCGGGTTTCGAATCAGGGCGGCCCGCATGAGATTCATTTGCCCGAGCCCGCCGAAGAGCGCCACGCCGAGAGCACGAACGCCAGGGTCGATTGCGAGGATCATTCGCCGAGAACCTCGAGCGCGTATTCTCGCAAGGTCTGACCGAACGTCAGATCGTAGCGGGCGCGTTGCGAAGAGAACGTTCGATAAGCCTCGTCGAGCGCCTTCGTGAACTCACGGGGCGCGACGGGCATGTTCCAGGGTTGCGGCTCACGATCGAGAAGATCGGCGCGCTCGACGTTGCAGGCTTCGACGTCGAGAACGCGAACGGCGGCGATCTCTTCAGGCGTCACGGCGATCCCGAAGCGCTCTCGAATTCGAACGTCGATCGACGCCTCGAGCGCGCGATAAAGCTCGAACACCTCGGTTCGCTTCAACGGGTTCGAAACGTCCGAGAGATAGGCTTCACCGAAGTCGTGAGCCAGTGCCCAACGTCGCGCGCCCCGATTGAACCCGAGAGCCTTAGCGGCTTCGAACACGATCACCGAATGCTCGGCGACCGAGTAGAAACGGCGGGTGCGGCCCGTGTAGCGGCACAAGTGCCCGAGCGAATGCGTTACGTCGTCGAGATCGATTTGTTCGGGTTGCAGATCCAACGGCGTGATCACGCGGCTTCCGACGCCCTGAATCCATGCTTTTTCGACCGTCTCTTTGTCGTAACGCATTCGCGAGCCTTTCTTACTTGTTAAACGAGCCGAACACAACGAGGGCGCACGGGAACGGCGCGGCGTCACCGACTTTGCCCGCCGCGTCGGTGAACTTCATGCGCCCGCGCCAAAAGAGCACCTCGCCCGGGAACTCGCCGAGCCGCACGGGTTCAATGTGATCGTGCCACCATGAAGTATCAGTTCGCGCGGGAACGAGGCACACGACACACGCGCCCCGCGCCGCTTCCGCGTGCGCCTTTGCGATCCAGCGGCCGATCTCGCGACCGAAGGGCGGGTTCATCCACGCGCACCCGCCGAGGTGAGCGCACCAACCCGCCCAATCCTGAATGAGCCCGTCGACCGCGACGATCCGATCGCCGAAGGTGTTCGAGAGATCCGCGCCTGGCGGTGCGAAGTAGTTCGCGGCTTGCTGGCGGCCCGGGGTCGCGCACACGTCGAGAACGAGGCGGTAAGACTGACGCACGATCTCGAGCACGTTTTGAGGCGTGCCCCATTCGATCGACTTCGAACTGAAGTGAACGTCGAGCTTGCTCATTCGATCGGCGAGCCGTTGGCGTCGTAGGAGATCGCGAGGGGCGAACCCTCGTGAGGCTTCGGCCAGGTCTCGAGCACGTAGGAGCCCGCGTGCATGTCGCCCGCTTCACGCCGAGCGAGACCTTCGAGGTCAGGCCCGCGCGGAATGCCGAACGTCAGGTTCGGCGCGGTCGGGAGCGGAACGGGCGTGATCATCATGGGCGCGGGAATCAGCACCTCGACACTCTTCTCGTCGGCTTTCGCCTTCGAGGCTTCGACCGAGAAGCCGCTCGGGTAGCGGGCGCGAAGTTTCGCAACGTTCGTCGAAGCGATCACGTCGAGATTGATCCCGAGTTGATCGGCGAGCGTCGCGACGTACCAAAGCACGTCGCCGAGTTCCTTCGTGACCTTCGACTTGTCGAGTTCGTGCCCGTGCCCCGCCCATTTCTTGATCAGGTCGGCGACCTCGCCCGCCTCACCACACAAGCCGAGCGCAAAGATCAGAGTCTTGTCGCCCTTGTTGCTCGCCGTTCGAATCGCTTCGGTCTGGTACGTATCGAAATCCATGTTCAAGCCGCCTTTTGTTCGGGTTCGGGTTCCCAATAATCGAGCTTGCCGTTCGCGTCAAATACCGCGTCGGCCGCCTTGTACCAACGCCGCATGCGGGCGGGCTCGCAATTGATCGCGACGTCGGGAACGAACTTCGGCATTCCGAGTTCGGGATCTTTCATGACCGCCGCCAAACGATAAGCCGCGTCGTGAGCCTGGCTCGTAGGAACGAGCGCTAGGATCTCGTCGTGTGCGAAAATGAACGGGCGCGACCCGTAGAGCGCCGAGCGCCGATCGGTGTAGCACTCTCGAGAGACGTTCCAAAGGGCGTGTTTCGCGCCCATGGCGGCGAGGTGCTGAAACGAATGATTCGCGGCGGCCGACGCGTTCAACCCGCCGCGAACGAATCCCGTTCCAGGCGAGACGATCACGCCCTCACCGTCTTGCACGCCCGGGAGCGACGCGACCCAATCGAAATAGTCGGGCATTTCTGGCCAGGTTTCGAGCCACCCGCCTTTCAGTTCGGCCGACACTTCGACGCACTGATCGCACACGGGCGGGCACGGGCGGCGGCGATACTCGGTGATCTTCACCGAGCCGCACGGGTGGACCTCTCGCGCCATGAGTCGGCACATAGAACCGTGCCCGCCGATCTTCGCCTTGCGTTGCGTGAGCGCGAATTTCGCGGGACCCATGAGCCCGCCGAAGCCGAAGTTTCCCGCCTTCGTTCCGTCGCGCAACCGCTTGAAGAGCGCTTTCGTTTCGGTCGCCTTAAGACGCGCTCGAAAATCTTCGTAGGTGAGCGACGTCATTCGAGCGCCGAGGATCGAGTGAGCGTCTTTGCCAGCGTTGATCGACTCTGCGATCTTCGAGTAACCGACGACCCACAAGGCGACCTGACCGAGCGTTGCGAACTCTAGGGCGTTGTAGTCGACCGAAACAATATCGAAACCCTCGGGCGGGATCACGCACTCGCGCACACCGCCGCGCTTCGGCATGGTCTGAAGAATGCCCCATGAAGCGCGAAGCGTATCGAGGATCACGTTCGGCGAAATGTTCGCGGGCACCTTCGAGGCGGTTCGCAGAAACGGAACGTAAGTGTCGCGGATCTTCGCGTCGGCTTCCGCGAGAGCCTCGAGAACCGGATCGTCTGATTCCTCGAGCGTGTCGCGATCGGCTTTCACGCCATCGGCGGGCGTGCGCGGGACCTGGGGTCCGAGATCGAGCCCGGTCGCCGAGCACGTCTTACAGTTGATCGGGTTGCCGCTCTTCAGGCTCCTGATCTTCGTCGTTCCCTTGCACACGGGGCACGCGAGCGCGGGGTTCGAGCCGTAGGCGATGGCGACGCGGCGCTTCACCGCACCCTGATCCTCTTTCCCGTCGGGTTTGAGAAGCCCTGACTCGCGAAGCAACGCGTCGGTGCGCGCGTGCTCGAGGTCCATTTCGGCGGCGAGCTTCTCGACGCGTTCGGGGTCCGTGCGGATTCCCCACACCGACGCGAGTTGCATCGCGAATGCGGCGCGGGTTTGGTGCGTGAGGTGAGTCCACCCGAGGGGCTCGGCGGTTCCGAGTCGCGGAATGTAGCGCACGATCGGCCCGATGTTTGCGAACTCGCCGTTCGCCGCTCGAGCCCGTTGCACGCTCGCGACTTCATGAGTGTTTCGAGCGTCGTCGACCGGGTAAACGCGGGCGACTTCTGGCCAGGCTTCGATCGGGAGGTGAGCAAGCTCACCGTACCGCAACCGATACTGATCGTTTTCTTTCGCGTTGTTCCGCCCGAGCACAAGGCGAACGCAAGTGTCGAGAGAGTAACGCTTCGTCACCTTGCCCCAAGATCCATCATGCTTCATCGCGCGAAGCGGGCCGCCCGTCGACGGGTCCTTTCCGAGCATGCCTCGAGAGATTGCGTCGAGCGCTTGCGCTAGTTGGACGTCGTAGACCCCGCCGCGCTCGTAGTGCTCGAAGATCTCGGCGAGCATGTCGTTTCGGTGAGCGCCCGCGATCGCGAAGTCGAACGCCACGTTCGCGCCTTCGATCGTCACGCCAGGGCGCAAGAGCCCGCCGAGGGTTTCGAACGTGTCGGCGGCGGTCTCGAGCCAGGCTTCGGCGTCGGAAGCGAACGAGCCGCACACGGGCGGGGGCGTGAGGTTCCCGGGTGTAATCAGGAACGTTTCGAGGTCGAAGGCGATCGAAGTTGGCAAGGGCGTTGCTCCTGAACTGACCCGCTAGGATTCGAACCTAGATAGCGAGAGTCAAAGTCTCGCGTCCTACCGTTAGACGACGGGTCAAAGACGAAGGTTTTAGCGCGCTTCGGTTCGGTTCGCCCTCGGGCCTAGCGGGGCAACTTCCCGAACATGCTCTTCGCCCGATACTTCCGAGCGCGCTTTCGGTTGACCTTCAACCGCCTCTCTCGCCTGTTTCTAGAAAACCGACGAGAGCTATTTCGCGTCACCTCTCGATTTAGCTCTCGAGAAGTCGAACCGCGTTCTTCAAGGCGCGGGTTGGAAATTCCCGCTCTACCCGTTCGCTCAATCGTCGAACGTGCGTGCTATCCCTTCCGATACACTAGCCTTGAAGTCGTCACTTCGAGAGAAGCGTTCGCAACTCGGCGATATCTTCCTCGGTCGCGGCGTAGGGCCGCCAGTTGTAACCCGTGAAGGGCTTACCAGCGTTCGCCCCGCCCTTGATCGGCTTGCGGTAGCTCGAGACGGCGAGCACTCGCCCCCTGTAGGGTTGCGAAATGCCGACCGCCTTCGTCATTTCGTCGCCGAACCATTTCGGATCGGCGTCGACCTCGGCTTCGGACTTCCCGAGCAACGCGCACATGAAGCTCTTCACGTTCGACTGACCGACTTGCTTCGCAATGTCAGTGATGAACGTTGCGTCGGACCCGACGGGGTTCGGCGCGCCGAGGGTTTCCCCGGGCTTCATCATGCTCGCGTCGACGTTCACGGGCGCGGACTCGACGACATAGAGTTCGCCCTTGAACCACGCCTCGGGCCCCTTCTGACTCGGCTCGATCTTCAGGTTCCGCACCGCCAGGGTATACGACCCATCGCGGATCACGTTCCCGCCGACGTTCGCTTTCGCCGCAATGACCTTGTTCACGTAATGAGAGACGTCCATTTTGTTCGCTTCCTCGTTCGAGATCACGATCGAAATTGATCGCGTTTGTCAGGCTTTCGCCTGAACACTTGAGAGCTTCAAGGCGCGGATCAATTCCGCCCCGGTCGGCTCGTAGAATTTGGTCTTCGGCGTGTGCCAGTGAGCGATCCAGAATCCGATCCACAGAAGCGCGCGTTCGAGCATGTGACGATTAATAGTTAGGTTCCGCTCGCGTGTCAAGTGCCGATCGAAATTATTCATCGACCCAACTTTTCGAAGCAAAGTTGAGCCGTTGCGGCGAGCGGATCGTTTGCTCGATATAGCGAGCGTGATTCGATGCGGCGTCGAAGTCGGCGCGTAGCTCTTCGTGGTAACGGTAGATCGCGCAAGTCACCTCGGCGGCGGGTTGCCCCTCACGGTGCGTGCGTCCGAGAAGTTGCTCCCACGTCTTACCGTTGCTCGGCGAGTGCAGAACGAGGTTTCGAAAGAACGCATGTTGAAGGTTCTTTCCCTCACCGTGCGCCTTAATCGACGCGAAGATCGAACGCTTGCCGCGCTCACCGATGATCTGAACGCTTGCCTCTTTCCCGCCGCCGTAAAAGCCGAAGTCGAGTCTCTTCGCTTTCGCGATCTGGCGTGCCCGTGCCATGCACTCGTCGTGTTCGACCCACACGATCCCGGGAGCCTTCGACGCCCATTCGATCGCATCATGAACGAGCCAGTCTGAGATCCAAACCGCTTCGGTTTGCGGCTCGACGGTCTTGTGAACTTCTTTCCACGCGAGCCAGGCGTTCGCGGCAAGGGTCGGAAGCGGCCCGCGTGAGGTGTGCGGCGGGAAGAACTTTCGTTCGTTCGTCACGGGGTCGGTGAAATGGTATCCCTCGAACCAACGGATCGCGGCTCGAGTCACGTTCCCGGGTGAGTCGTAATTCTCTCGCGGGTTCGAGAGTTCCGTTCGAATCTCGCGACGCCACGCCTTACGCGCCGCCCGCCATTTCTCGATTTGTTCGGGCGTCTCACCGCGCGGGAATCGCCAGCGGTAGAAGAACCCGCTTGCGACCTGGCGAACCCAACGGGCGACCTCGAGCTTATCGATCGCTTCCTCACCATCGGGGCGGGTGCTCGACTCGCGCACGTAATTGATCGCGGCATGAATGATCGACGCGGCGTTCGAGGTCTCGAGGTGAAAGCGGAACTCGGGCGAGAGTTGCTTTGCGCCCTCGGGATCGATTTCGACCGGGAGCGCGACCGAGCGATCTTCGATCAGGAGCGAAGACCGAAGCGTATTGTCGGCGGTGACAACGACCCCGTGAGTGCTCGAGAACCGTCGCGCGAAGCCCGCTCGAGCTAGTTCCGTGTCGTGATCCTTGCCTGGCGGGATCGTTGTCTCGAGCCCGGTCGCGAACTTCAGAAGTTCGCCAGGGTCTTTTAGAAAGGGTTGAGCCGAACTCGTCGCGTCGAGCGCGGCCGCCCATTCGTCGACCGTCGGCGGGTGGATTGGGAGCGGTGAGCGCTCACGCAAAGCCAGGGCCGAAAGGTGCGCGTAGTCTTTCAGGCTTCGCGTCGTGAGCGTGCCTGAGAGCGCCGCGAACCGGGTATTCGGGAGTCTCGAGAACGCGCGCAAAAAGCGAATCGTTCGCGCCGCCCCGGGGTCTCTCAGTGAGTGCGCTTCGTCGGCGATGATCAGATCGAGGTTTGGAATCCGCGACAAGAGATCTGAATTCTTCGTCGCCGAAAGTTCGTTGTACGTGATCACATGCAAGACGGGGCGGCCGTCGGTGTACCACC